TATTTGAACACTAGAACTTGCGTCCGGTAATGTACTTCTAGACGAGTCGGACGCCGAAGCCAGGGCCAAGGAGCGCCACAAGTCCCGTAAGCACTGCATCAATCACAACTGCGAGGATAGTTCCGCTATCCGTGAAGAAGGTTGCTAGAGCTGCTGTAGAAGAAGCGACTGACCACATATAGGTTTAGAGTTGCTTACTTTTAAATTACGGGAGTGAGACTTCCTCTCTATCTCCAAAGAACTCGACCCGCACTCCTTCATCCTATATTCAGGCAAGAAGTACGTCAAGTGTGGATAACTAAACCTCTATCCCCGTGACACGGCCACGGTTGTTGAACTGCACTTCAACCTGAGGAAGTCCACCGAACGCGTCCGAAAGCTGTTCCGCAGACGGAAACGCGCTCTCAGGAATAACAAGGCCTTTAGAAACATCCTCGGAACCGAGAATCATCTCAACGACTTCTCCTTCCTCGGAAAAGCCCTTATAAATACGGTATTCCTGACCGTTCTTCTTGGAAGTAACCGTATCACCCTTAAGTAGTGCTACCTTCATATGGATTAATTAATTTATACTTCTTATAATCACAAGCACCGAAGAACAGTGTACTATAGTTTCGTTCGTCAACAAGCTCTTTATCCCCATCTAATCCAACCAGTGCGCCCGCAGAGCGAATTTGGAATTCTCCCCGAAGCGACACTGGGCGCAACACGTTACGTGTAGCACAATAAGCCCTGATAAAACCGAGCCGTTCATCTTGCATTGCTTTCGACATATATTTAGCAAGGTACGAAGCGAGCTTAGTGTTTCCGTCGGTTTTAACAACATCCACAAAGCCCCACGTCCATAAACTCGCAAGAAAACGAGTTTTACGTTCATTTCGGATATAGTCTTCATCAAGACCCCAAATTAAGACGTGAAAATGAACTGCTCCTCGTTTTTGAAACTCCGGCACGCCAATCCAAACGAGATTGAGGCCAAATCTACGGCGGAGCTTTCGTCCAAACACCGTATAGCACTTATATGCTTCTGATATATCCACCACTTCACGCATGGTAAGTGTGAGCAAGGCGGGTGCGCCCCTAGATAGATTTGCTTGTACGAGTCTTTGAAAGGACTTTCTTGTCCTATTAATGTTATCAGACCGTCTACGAGCCTCTCTGCGGATGCGCTTGGCCGGAGGTTTCCTAAACACATGACGTCTTTTTGGGAGTTCTCTATCATATTCATAAATTTCGATGTAATCACCCGCAGATAATGAAAGCAAGTCAGAATAGACCTGATAAGTGTCATCATTTTGCGACCAGAAAAGTGGGTAAACATTTAATTGCACACCATTCTTATAAAAACGCAATTGACGAACAGTTGCCGAAGCACTTATGTTTTTCCATCTAATCAATGCACTGATTTGATAGTAACCAGTTTTCCCAGTTGGAATTGTTAAACGGCTGTTATTTGTAGCATTGTCGTGAAAACCATCGCTATCAAAAGTTTCTGTATTAAAACCTACTGCAGTTCCAGTTGTGTTGCTAATGTTTAAATCTGCGCTGTTAGTAACTCTTACTCCAGCAAAAGCAGAAGCAGAAGGTGTTGCCCATGATGGAACTCCACTTGCGACAGTTAAAACCTGACCAGTTGAACCAATACCTAAACGAGCAGGTGTTGATCCACTTGATGAGTAAATTGTGTCACCTGTAGTGGTCATTGGGTTAGTCATACCAGCTGAATCAGCAGACCAGACAAAGTCCATGTCCGTGTTAGAGTTTTTCTTTAGGACTTGACCAGTAGTACCACCTAGAAGATCTGTCATTGAGCTGTCGATGGCATTGCCTAGCGTACGAATGTCTAATGCGCCATTCTTTACCAATCCTGTGTTATCTGGAGTAGCCCAGTTAAATGAAGGGGTTGTTGCCATTAGGTTAATGCTCCTGTCGCGTTGTTCCAGATAAGTGTACCATTTACGCCTGTCCAGATTAGATTACTTGGTTGGATAGTTTCCCATTGTGTCGTTGATAGGGATAAGTCGGTTGCTGTGATGTAGAGGGTGATTTCTGTAAAGCTAGGGGTTGCTCTAAGTGCGACATTCTCCACAAAGCCCTGAAAAGTACCGCCTAGCAAGTTGCTTGGTAAATTGTCAATAGAAACAGGCTGACCAAAATAGATGTTGATTAGATCGTTAAGCATCGCGCTTGGAATGTTTGGATTGTCTAATCGGAAGGTGATTGCCCCTAGCTGCTCTCTAGGGCTTCTTCTTAGGTTCAGCTCTCTAGAGGCAATGTCGGTTATGTCTACAAGGTTCTTAATGTTAGAGTCAAAGGAACGCTCAAAAAGCCCGTAAGAGGCTATGGAGTCGGTATCTGAGGTGCTGTAGGTTGATCCGTATCCTGTAGCGTAGCGATAGATAAGGCTGTTACGGATGCGAGAAGTCTGAGTTGTTGAGCTGATAGAGGTTGGTGTTGCATACGCCCCATCAAGGAAAGTATAGCCATTTGCTGCAAGGGTGTTAGATCTGTGGTCTGCATCTGCATAGGAGACATCTCCATCTTTCTCCTCGTAAATCTGACCAAGTGCGCTAGTGGCAATCTGATCTACCAAAGTCTGGGACTTAGCAGAAGCATTAGCTGCTAAAGCAATCATGGTGTAGAAGCCTGAATCGACCTCACCAATGTAAGTCTCTGCTTCATTCCATGTCGTAGTTACTTGGTATGTGTCCCATGTCACAGTAGGGGTAACTTCTGCCCATGAAAGGTTAAGAGCTTGACCTAAAATGGCTGCTATTTGTGCGCCGTCTAAACCTTCTGAAAGGGCTGTGTTATAGACCGCCTTAGTCAAGCGAGCTAGTGAGCCAATACCTAAGATTTTGCCTGTGGTGATGTAACCATTTTCCTCTGGGCTGCGCACACCAATGTTAAAGTCTGATACTTCTCCACCAAAAACAGTTACATAAGTGCCAAAGCTGTTTTTTAACTCTAGTGTAATTGGCTCTGTGACATTGATGGTGAATGGTGAGTTATCTGTGTTTACGATCTCTACTTGGCAGTAACCTGCTGTGGCTTGGCGGTCAATGTCTAAGCGACCAGATGCAAAGGAAACAGAGGTGACAGTCGTATAGACATCATCACCTACTGTCACGCGCCACTCTGGAAGCCATGTCATACCGCTGTTAGTGTCCCTCTGTCTCGCGCTTCACGTAGAACATTATCAATAGCCTCGGCTATAGCGTTAGGATCGCTACCAATTCCAGCGTTAATGTTAATAGTTACATCTCTGTCGCGTGAGCCTACTGCACCTGAGTTAAAGATTGATCCACCTTCTGCTGCTCGGAAAGATCCAGCATTAAATGGGTTGATTGCTCCGCCTGCGTAAGAATTGACCAGAGCATTAAATGCCCCTGAATCTTCTATTGTTTGGAATACAGGTGCAAGTCCATCGATAAGCTTAATAAACTCTTTGCCGTTAGCTCCAATGACAGAAACAACATTGCCTAGATCCTCATTGGCTTTGTTGATCTCTGCAATACTTCTAGGTGGAGTTGTTGGGCTAATGCCGTTTGGTGTCTGGATAAAGCCACCACCACCACCACCACCGCCACCACCGCCTGCTGGAGGTGTAATTGTAGGTGTCTTAACCTGAGCCAATAGAGCAAGCATCTCTCGGATCTTACGTAAGGCTTCATCAAGGTTATCTTGGTTGATTAGATCCTTAGACTTTAAGCCATTAAGAATAGACTCAATAGCAGTCATCTGTGTCTTCTGACCAGTCAACGCATTTAGGATCTTTAGATCTTCGTTGAGCTTTGCAGTTGCCTTGATGATAGCTGACTCATCCTTTGAGGCAATAGCATCTTCTAGATCAAGGATTGACTTCTTGACATTAAGGCGAGCAGTATCATTAGCAATCTGTAGAACCTGAGCTGCACTTGTAGCTTTACCTAGTTGTTGTGCTTGGTTAGTAAGAGCTGCTGCAATCTGGATCTTGTCAAGGTCAAAGACATCTGTTCCCTTATTTAGAGCAAGGTTAGCCTTATCAATGGCTGCGCCTAATCGCTTGTCTTTAAGGATCTTAGCCTGTGCTGCTGCTTGCTCTTTAGTTAGCTTTGTAATAGCCGTAGCGTTCTTCTTAGCAATGGCATCTGCCTTTTGTGTGTCCTGTGAGGAGACGGACAATGAAATGTTTCCAAAGCCCTTGCCATCACCGAATAAACCGCCAGAAGGTGCAAAGAAGCTAAGGTTCTTAAAGTCAAAGAGTGACTTAGTAATCTTGATAAACTCGCCTGTTTCGCGAGAGAAGTTAGCAATTGCTTGAGCTGCTCTGTCAATCTTAAGAATGAAATCCTCTGTTGAAGTTGATCCAGAGATAGTCTTTAACGCATCGAACAGACCCTTACCGATAGTCTCTTTAGCGTTGTTGCTTGCCACAGTAAGTCTGCCTAGCGATCCCGCGTAGGTGTCTGCTGCTGCTGCTGCTTGACCCGCAAAAAGAACGTTGAGTCGATCTTGAATCTGTGCAAAGGATGATGTTTCTAGCTCAGCTTTGCTAAGTCCTACACCTAAACGCCCTAGCGCTTGGTTCTGTCCTAAGTATGCCTTCTGCAAGCTCTGAGAAACTTGAGTAACTGACTTGCCTGTACCCGCTGCAATGTCAAGTGCTAAGCCTAGTAATTCCTGTGACTTAGTGACATCGCCTGTAGCTCGTAGCAAGCGATCCATAGCTGGGCGTAGTTCATCATCTAGAACGCCTGTCTGTTGTTCTAACCGAGAGATAAAGCCATTGACTGTGCCAATGTTTGATCCATAAGCAAGATTAAGGTTTTTGAGAGTTGTGCCTAATGCTGTTGCTGCTTTGTCATCTTCTGCAAATGCCTTAGCAGCAGCGCGACCATAAGCAAGGACTGCTGCTGTGCCAAAGGCTAAGCCAAAGTTTCTAGCAAGAGTTGTTGTGCTTTTATTAAGCTTAGTAATTGCTGTATCGGCTTGCTTAAATCCCTTGCCATCAAGTTTGGAGCCAATGTTAATGTCAATAGCCATTATGCAGCCTTACTAAAAGTAGTAGTTTTAGATCTGTCGTAGAACTTGCGCTCTGATTTGTCAATGGCTTTAATGGCTGCACCATAAGCCTTTCCCTGATCCTGCGCCCATGCTTTAAGGATTAAGCGCCCGCGACCCTTTAGGCTGCTAGTTAGATCGCCTAGATTTTCAATGAACTTAGTACCTGCCTGTGGATTAGTAGAACGGCTTACTTTCTTAGAAGTACCGCCTGCCTTAGATCCTACCCACGGCTGTCCCTGACCATTGTTAGCTCTACCTGCTGTTTCATAGATAGCACCTGCGACAGACTTGTTAAAGATAGTCGCATTAGATGTAAAGCCTGAGCGAGTGGTTCTGCCTTGCTTAGTAGTAAAGCCAATTCCAGCTCGGATAGTGGATGCGTTAAATGTAGGAAACTTTGCCTCTGAGAATGAACGACCTGCCCAGCCTGACATAGGAGAGTCAGAAGGCACAAAGCCCCTAGCCTTCTTAGCAATAGGAGCTAGTGCAACTCTAAGCTCTCGGTTAAGCTCTTTGTTTAGGTCAGGTGCAAATTGGCGAATGGCTTTGCGAGTCTGCTTAACGCCTTCGACTTGCACTCGCATCCTTAGCCTCTTTTCCTTCATCCTTTAGACCTTGTACCAAAGCATCTAGCATGGTCTTATCTAATTCCAACAATTGCTGTGGCGCGATCCCCAATCTAATGCTCAAGCGAGCAATTAGATAGGTGAACGGAAGATCGCGCTTTAAGCTAAAGGGTCAGAGTCTAGAACCTCGACACTCTTAAGTGTCTCGACAAACTCTGCACCGAAAGGCTTAACAGTTTCACCTGATCTGCGGATAATCTCATGAGCTAATAGAAAGACGTGTGATTGTTTTTCTTCATCCCTAAAGGCTTTGTGAAATCCCATCTTTGTCTGCTGTTCGAAGAAGTATTCGACAGCAGGTGAGATCTCGCCTTCAACAATGCTTCCATCTGTGCGTACTATCTTTAGCTTTGCCATGATCTTGCCCCTTTGTTAGTTGATTATGCTGATGCTACAGCAATAGTGCCGTTTACGTTCCATGTAACAGACTGAGTTGAAAGATCTCCAACTGCGCCGTTAATAGGTGTGATGTTGTTTACCAAGCATGACATTGTGTAGCTAGGGTTAGTAGCTGATACTGCTGCTGATGTCTGCTTGATGACTACTGTGGTAGATGTTCCCCATGTTGAGTTAAGAGTCTGTAGAGTCTTAGCTGTTGCTTCATCATTGAAGAAGTCGATTGAAACGCTTGAGCGCTCCAGACCCTTAACAGCCTTTGCCCCAGAATCTCCCATAGCGGTGACATCCAGCTCGTCAAATGCTCGGTTGATTGTTACTGAACTTACTAGAGATGAGAGATCAACCGAATTAACAGTCACACTCACACCATTTGATAGATAAACTGCCATCGGTTTATTCCTCTTCTTTCTTGGTTACTGGCTTTGCAGCCTGTGGTTTAACCTGCCCGATCTTGATCAGAAAGGCTTCGTTCTCTTTTTCCCAATCGGACATAATTAACTCCAACTCGTTAGGATTGATACGGACATCTCACAGCTCAGCAGATCATTTCCGCCAGCGTTGAGAATACTAGGTGCGCTTACTGCGCCTACATTATAGACCAGACCAGATGCCGCTAACTTAGCAAACACAGTCACAATAAAATCTTCTATGCCGTTCAGGTTGCCCTCGTTATCGTAGAGAGGCACAACTAGAGTGACTTTTAGGTTAGCTAGTGGACTTACAGAAGTTTGACCATTATTAGTCGGTGTTAAGTAAGGATCATCTGGAGAAATAATCACAGAGTTAGCAAGAACTGTTGCAGGTGGAAAAGCAAATACTGAGTAGCGTGAGTTATCTACTAACGCTGTGGCTAGTGTTGTTCTAAGAGTTGTAATTGCAGGGGTAGGCATCGACTACCCAATCATGCTACGTGGGTCTAGGCAATGGGCTAACAATCCTCTGACCTTCGCGAGCAGCTGCGCTGAAACGCGGAAGGGTGAGGGCTGGAAATCGACAGCATTAGAGCCAGAAAGGGTGGCTGTTCGTGCTTGCCAGATCTCAACGCTAACCATAAGGGCAGCGTTCTGTACAGCTTCATCTAAAGTCCAGTCTGTATAGGTATCAGCAGCTACTTTACCAAAAGGCGCAAGAGGGTGATAAGGAGCTGGTGTATTGTTGTTGCCTGTAATTGCAAAAGTAATTGAATAAGGATTTACAATTGTAATTGTTTTTGATCCGTTGAACTTAGATCCGCTATTGCTAATAACAACTGTCTGACCTACATAAAAAGTATCTGCAACATTCTCATTAAAATAAAGAGTGCCAGTTGTGGCTGTGTTGCTGTGTGCAATTGTAAAAGTAGTATTAGCCCATAACATAGGAAGAATAACTGCATCTGCTGCATCGCATACGGATTGCAAAGTTGCATCTGGATACAAAGTACCCACTCCAAGTGTGGAGCGTAATTCACTTACAGACGTTAGAGCCATTCCCATTCCTTTCTAAAGACTCTGGGGAGTAGAGGGCTACTACTCCCCAGAGCGACTTAGTGTGTTACTTACGCAACGTTCAGCTTGCGGAACGCTGCTGGATAGCGGTTCACTACTGCTACATAGCCGTAGATGCCGATCTCTAGCTGTCCATTTGCAACAACATTGGCGCGAATCTGTAGCGTTCCGCTTTCGTGGAATCGCATTGCCATTGTTGGGTAAACAAGTGCATGCTTTGCGTTTGCATCGTCACCTGTGTAATTAGGGTCTACTACCAAGCCAAGTCCTGCGACTGAGCCATTAGTTGATCCCTGTGTGATCAAGCCGTTAGCGTTCTGTGGTGCTGCTGCTGCGTACAAAGGACGTCCTGTTGTATCTGCTGCTGCTAGAAGTCCAGCAAAGTCAATTCCATCTTCTCCACCTGTTGTTGCAACCAATAGGTTGTTAGGTGTCTGGCGCATTACGCCGTATGAGTCTGAAATACCCTTTGCAATTGCTGCGTAGATTGAAGCAGCAGATGACTGTGTTGCACCTTG